ACAGTCACTGCCGAGGTAACTTTTGCAGACTTGCTCATTACGCAACTCCCTTCAATGCTAGAGTGGTTGAAGCTGCGTAGGACTTGAGACACACCGTGGTGATTTCTTTCTCAGTGGTGTGAGCTTTAAGAAACTGCCGTGACACTTTTGCCTTGAGGGCTGCAACATCCACATTTTTACGAGTGTGTGTGCGAACCTGAACCGTGCAACCGTGACCAGCTACATCGAAGTTCTTACCATAACTTTTGAGTTGAGCGTGTATCTCTTTCTTGCGTGCAGTAAGAGATGCAATTTTAGCTTCGATAGCTACGAGTTCTTGAACAGTTTGGTAGTGGTTGATTAGAGTTTCCATGTCGTTATCTCCGTTTTAAGTTCTAAGTTATACAAGTGTTATAGCACCTACTCCGGAAGTGGTCAACACTAAAAAAGGGGCCGAAGCCCCTTTTTGTTAAAAATTGTAATCGTAAAATTTTCTCGGTTCTTCGGACAAAACGTGCCGACTACCACTCCGATCTTTCCAATCTCCATTTTTGTGCTTACGAATGCGAAACACTGGGTTCTCTGGGTTGGACCTAATTTCCCACTTTTGCCCTTCGTGGTTCCTAGTGGCAATGCATGAAAGCCCACCGGGTATCCATCCAAGATCGTCAGGTGTATGAAGCTGTTCAGCGTCCATGTATCGTATCTCTAAACACTTGTCGCTGACCACCCTCACAATTTCGCAAGGCTCAATGTCGGACCAACCGTGGAAGTTAGCATATCCACACTCGCGTCCTTTAAACTCTTCAATTGTTTCGTTGGGGTCTACAAATTTAATCATTTCAAGTTCTCCGTTTTAAGTTATGATTTGGTTGTAAATCTACTCCGGAATATTGTCAACAATTAATATTCTTTTTTGTGACCGAGCTTTTCATTTGCCATGTAGCCTTGATGATACTCGTTCAACTCAAAGTTGGTCATATCTTTTGGCAACACGGTCTCACGCTTATCATCAATCCACTTATGGTAATGTGGACTGAATGGTCTTTGGTAGTAACTGTCTGCACCACCTCGATCATAGGGTGACCCATGACCCCGAACCCATTCTTCAAGCCCCTCTCTTCTCGCGTCGTTGAATTTTTTCATACCTCGTTTTCCTTTTTTCTCGTGCCATTTTACAAGTGCTTCCCGTCTTCCAGTAGAATACTCTAGGTCACAAATTTTCGAAGCGAAACCATCTGCCATTTCTATGCACTGTTTTCGTTTTTCTTCAGTTGGTGCTGAGGCGCTTAGTTCTAACGCAAGAACAAAAGCCTCGTAATCGTTCGTTGGTGCTTTGAATGTCATATCGTAACCCTCTTAATTTGATTGAACCGAACAGTCGGTAGCTTGGCGCGATTACCCATTGTGTCACAAACGTAGGTCCACTTTCTACTGACCTTTGCCCAAACGGTTCGGTGACCGCAACCAACACGAGGTAGTTCATCCTGTAAGTGTACAGTCATCTTGATTGCGTCTTTCAAAGCCTTCGGCGGCT